TTGTCTTTGAAGCTCAGCTCCCATGTTTCGCCGTTTTTAAAATCCGGCGCAGTGCCGATGTACCTTGTGCCTGACGGCAGAGTAACCGTGACATTGCCGCTTGCCGCAAAGGTTAAGCGTATCCAGCACTCGAAGTCGCCTACTGGATAGTTCAAGGTTAGCGTTGTAACATCAGTCAAGCGATATTCCGTATTGTCAGCAAGTGTTATCGTTGTGCCACTTGTGACCTGCGACGGCTTAGCTTGTTTGTTGTCCCATATATTGACCTTTTCGGCGGTTATCTCATCTAAAATGCTCTTGTTATCGTGTTCATGGGCTTTATTGGCAACCGGAATATATGTGTTGTTGATAAAATTCTGCAAGCTAACATCAACCGTGCCTGCTGCGCCCTGCAAGGTAACGCCTATATATTTTGCGTACATACCTGCAAGCGCGTAATATATAGCCGTGTCAAGTCCTGCTTTTACGGTATTTTCTTCAATCTCAGCCCACGGAAATTCTGTTTGGACTTCTTCGGGCAGTTCGTAGTTGACATCTGCTGCTGTTGCTGCGCCACCGCCGCCCGATATCTCTTTGCCGTCAAACTGCAATTTTCCGTCCGCGTCTGACAGGCGGTCGAGGACGAATTTGTTAGCGTGGGTGTGGCGGGCTGCGGAATTTAAGGCTATCTCTGCTTCAATCGATTTGCTCACTTGCTCTGTGCTGCCGCTTGGTATCGCATACAACGCAGTGCCATAAATCACGGGGGCTTTGCCAATGATATCGCCATCCGCAAAAGCCACCAGCTGCGCGGCTATCTGCCCCGGTGCAGGGATGATATCACTCGTCAATGTGACAGTCACACATCCGTCAACAGGGGTTAATAACTCGGTCTGCAAATATTCTCCGGCTGAGGATTCGAAATACACTCTGTAACCGTCTGCCCCTTCGATATGCGAAGGTACAGGCAAGACGAGATTTACAATATTGTTCTCGCCCTGGTAACCTATCTCATAACCGCGCGGGTGAGCATAATCAATCGTTATCGTGGTTGTCCGCATCGTCTACCGCCTCCTCTTCCTGCAACATTTCATTGAGCATCTCTATTTTACCGAGCTGTTTGATAAGCTCGGTACGGACATATTCCAGTCGACTCGTCAGCTGTTTTGTCTCCTGTTCAAGCTGCCTTGCCGTTTCTTTGGCTGTACCGAGTTTTTTTCCGAGTTCAGTTTTTATCATATTAGACTTACCTCCTTACGCAAGTTTTTTGTAAATACCGTTGCCGTTAAACTCCGCATACAAACCGGTGTTGTCAACAAACAGTCGTCCAGTGTACCCGCCACCGGATTTAAGTTCAAGGCTCATGCCCGCTCCGCCGCTACCGCTTGAGTAGATGTTGATTCGCGCCGGAATTGTGCCTTTTGAGTTATTAGCAAGCTGCATAAACGCTTTTGCTTCGTTTGTCGCACCTATTTCCGCACTTATATCCGTTGACCTGAATGGGGCGTGAGATATAAAACCTATACTTTCGCCGTTACTGTCAACAGTCATTATCTCGTTGACCTCGACACACTGTCTAAACCGCGCTCTTGCCTTTTCGATAAGCGCATAATCGGTCTGCCAATGTATTATTCCGGTTTTGTTCTCGTCGCTTTCGCCGAATCTAAAGCCTTTTGTGTTTATCCCATCAATACTTGGCAACGGCGACGCAAATGTCGCGTAATAGTAGTTGTCCACCATTGCGTCAGTAACAGTCAAATAATTGTAATTTGTACCCGTCGCCATATTTGTGGCGTAGTACATTTGCAGATATCCGCCCGACAAGTCGGTTTTAAATGCATCGCTCTCTATCGACAGGCTACCGCCGTCAAGGTTTATGTCGCCGCCAGTGATGTTGATATCAGAGGCTTCGATGTGTCCGGTGTCCAAGTTAAAGGAAAACTTCCCAGTCGGCGACGAAAGGATATCCGTCGTGATATAACTCGCGGAAATCTTGTTTGCGGCAATGCTTCGGATAACCGCGTCACCGTCTTTTGATACACCGTACTCCCAGTTCGGGGATCCGTTGTTCCAGCCGTTATTAGTCCAGGCATAACCACCGGCGTTGCGACAGTAGATGGTGTTGCTCCCCTCAAGCGTAGGCTTGTCATGGTAATATGTTATAACCGCGCCGTTGCTGTCTGCTTTCCGCGTGACATATAAGCCCATACTATTCGCGATGGTCTCATTCAGCGCGAGTGTTGCCTGTTCGTAGTCGTTGATTTGCGCCGCCTGCTGTGCGCGGGTCTGTTCGAGTACCGCCTGCTGCTTCGGTGTAAACGCGCCCATTGTGGCATATCCCGACTGCGTTGCCGTTTCGCCCTTGCCATCGAGCTTCGTGCAACGGTTCTGTGATTGCCACTTCACATTTGTCAGCACAACCTTTTTAGTCCCCTGCGCTGTCTCAAAATGCATAATATCAAGTGGCCTGAGGTGCGGGAAGGAGTGCGTCGCACAAGACATCGGGGTATAAGTAAGGCTGCAACGCGCAGTCTTCAACTCCGCTGCCAGTGTATCAAGATTCATGTCGCTTTGGGCAAGCAGATTGCCCTCGATGTTAAAGGCATAATCTTTCGTGCCCACTAGATATTCGGTCTTGTTCTCATCATTGCCGACTATGCGCACGCCAGTGAACACGATATTGCTTTCAGCGAAATCCGTATTGCCGGAAGTAAAGCGGTCTGACGCCTTGATGACTGTGTGATTGGATTTTGTTGCATACCAACCGCCTGTCAGCTTGCCGTCATAGTCGATATACAAGCTCACGCCCATAAGCTCCGCAGCCCAGACAAGCACCTGACGATAGGTCAGATTGTCCGCCTTCGGGCGTTTCGGTATCGATACACCCCGATGCAAAGTGTTCGTCGGAAGCTTCTGCGACACCCCGCACTTTGTGCAGGCATCGGCGACTATCTGATACAGTGTTGCAGGATAGACAAGCTCAGTATCATAGGCTCGGTTAAACTTCGCCATGCGGTCATAAGCCGTTATTTTGATGCTCCTGAGCTTGCGCGGAGGGCTATCCACCGTGTAATAGCCGATAGGCACGGTCTCCGTTGTCGAGCCAGTGGAAAAGCTTGTAGTGACATACAGCTGCGCGCCCTCGAACACCTTATCGTCAAACGCGCCGTCGGCATTTTCGAGAGTAAAGCTCAGCTCCGACATACACGCCGAGCCCAAATCAAGCTTGCTGCCCGTGACGCTCGACCAGTCCACCGTTACCGCGCCAATAATGTCTTTGTCGGTGATATTAAATGCCGTGCCTTTGGTAGGCGTACAGAGGATATTGACTGACTGCACCACATCCTCTCGCAGAGCAGCAAGCCCGGCAGAAGTTATTGGATACATAACATCACCCCTTTCGCGCCACGATTTTAAAGGTCACATTGTCAACAACATTCAGACTGCTGTTGTACAGCGGCGCACTTCTGTTGCCGACATAAAACTCTTTTGTTACATATTCGCCCTCGAGCATATTTAAGTACTTGACCGTTATATACTCCGGATTGAACATTTTCAGAATCTTGCTCGCGTTCGCTATGGACAACCCGGAAAATTTAAGCGTTACCGCGTCGGTCTGTCCTATGCGCTTTTTGTGCATGACGACATCTTCGGTACGCCCCGCGTCGCTGGCCGAAGCGTCCTCGAGTTCCCATTTATATCCGTCCTCCGAGTCAGGATATACCGGCATAGTTACGCCATCCACGGTAGCTATCGGATTGTCGCCGGGATTAAAAGCGGTTGCCACTGCTGTTCCACCTTCTTTCTTGACATAAAAAATGAAATATGATAGATTAAAAAGAAAAGGGAGAAATTCTGATGAAAAAATTTATTGCTTTACTTATCGCAGGTATTATGCTGATTGGGCTCTGTGGATGCGGCAATTCTACAACCACCAACTCCCCCACTACTCCAGATAATATCAGCAAAGTAGATTTGCCGAATGACCATTACGGCGAGGGTATGTACAAGGTTGGAAAAGACATTCCCGCCGGTGAATACTGGATAATCGCCACAGAAAAAGATTATTCAGGATATTTCTGTGTGTCGTCCGACAGTTCCGGAGATTCGATTATTTTTAACGAAAACTTTGACACTTGGGTTTATGCCACTGTCAAGGACGGCGAATACATAGAAATTACACGGGCAGAAATGTGTCCCTCGGAAAAGGCTCCGGACATGCACTTCAACAGTTCCGCCGTGCTCGAAGGGGTTTATAAGATTGGAAAGGATATTCCCGCCGGAGAGTATAAGCTCGTTGCCACTGAGGCGGGAAACGACGGTTATTACGCCGTGCTGTCGAGTTCGTACAATTACGGCGATAATATCGTTGCTAACGATAACTTCAGCAACAATGCATACATCACTGTCCAAGACGGACAATATTTGCAGATTTCCAGAGCACTTGGTGAAAAAGTGGACTGACGCAATATTACAAAGGAAAAGCCCTCTCGATTGAGAGGGCTTTTATTCGTTTATCGGAATGATCACTTTACCGGCACGCATGTTGACATTTCTAAGCTCGTTTACAATATCACCGCGCTCGTTCATAACGACAATCGTTACGGTTCCGCCATTGCTTCGTTCCATAGCTCTTTCAACACCGCGCTCAACACCCGAAGAAACACCGTCCACAATTTGGCTGTTGTTGGCAACTGCCGTCCTGCCTCCGATTTGTCCAACCATCTCGGGGCCGCTCTCTCGAGCAATAAAGAGTTGTCCGGTATCAGGATATCCGCCGGATGCATACTGCTGTGCCCCGGTAGATCGGGTTTTTACTGTCACATCGCAGCTTACACCGTTTATATTGTTGATGTTATTTTTAAGCTTGACGAGCTGATCCGAATAATACTTCGTCTTTTTGCTTGCGTCATCCATTGCAGCAGACGTGTTCTTAATAGCCTTGCGTGACTGTTCCAAAGCGTCTTCGGCATGTTCGACTTCTTTTTTAAGAGCTCGATATTCCGGACTAAGCTTTTGCGATATCCAATTCGCGACATCACGAAAGCCACCTGATACGCCCTGATTTTTCTTGTCAAGTTCTGCCGCCTTTTCGTTTAACTTATTTTGTGCCTCGGCAAGCCTATCTGACGCAACCTTGTAATTGTCAGTCGCCGTCTTGTTGTCAATTGTTGCTTGATAAAAGGCTTTGTATGACTCAGTCAGAATGTCTTGTATTGCAGCCATTTCGGCCTGTTTCTTCAAAGCCTCTATGACCCCGTAAATTGAGTCCTTAGTCTCCACAACTACGCCTTTGGTCTCGTCGATACTCAAATGCAATCCGTCGATATTCATAGCATTCAGAGTGTCGACCTTGACGCGCATCAAGTCCATTTCATAGGCGGACTTATTTGACTTTTCGCTCAGCTGATATATCTCGTCGGTGAGCATTTTAACTGCACCGTACTCCGCACTGACGGTGTTCAATCCCTCTATCTTCTGATTAAGACCATCCATATTTTCCTTTGTTCTTTGGATGATTGCCTCAGAGGATGCGATGTTTTCTGACAACACCTTATAGGCATCGGAGGATTGGTAGGTCTTTTCTGCAAGCTCATCTGCGCCCTGTTCAAAACCTATGATAGCTCCCGTGATTGCACCAATTGCCGCGACGACCAGTCCGGCCGGACCCAACGCCGCATACATAGCCACTGCAACGGCAGTAAGTCCTACTGCCATAACCGCCAGTTTGGCTTTGGCATCTTCTGCGCCCGCGCCGAATGCCTTAAAAGCAGATTTTGCCATCGCCAGCGATGCCGCGAATCCTGCCGCGCCTATCATGGCTTTTTGAGTTGCCGACAAACCCGCTCGGAACTGCTTCAAACTGTCTTTGGCAGCACCCGCAGCTTTCTTCCATCCATAACCTAACGCCTGCGCTGTGCTTCCTCCGGTCTCCTTTATCCAAGAAAAACTCTCGGTAAAAGTAGAGACAACTCTCAGCCCCTTAAAGCTATTCCACACGCCTTTTGCGCCGGAGTACCACTTACTCAGAACCTTTACGCCGAAAGCGGCGGTCGCGCCGGCTGCAACTCCCTTTATCACCGGCTCAAGTGCAGAGACTGTGGATTTCACTTTTTCAAGCTTCTGCTTCAGCTCTTCGGCACGCTCTGCAAGCTTCGGGTCAATAACACTGTCAGCATTGGAAAAAGGGCTATTTAAATTGTTTCCACCGCTCGATACCGTTGTGCTGCTTCCGCCGCCGCTGCCGCTATCAGATCCGGTATCCGGCGTTCCGAGACGATTGATTTCATCGATGCCGAGCAAAGCATTTTTATAATCCTTTGCCTTTTTCGCCGCGCTGCCGAGGTTTGTGGACACTTGCTGTGTGCTGTTGGCAAGTTTAGATGTGTTTGATGATGTCTGACTCGTTGCACTCGACGTGCCGAACAATATAGCCATAACTTGCCCGGCTTTTTCGGCGAGAGCGGTCAATCTTTCAAGCAACGCCGTGACATGCGGAATACACTGCTGCAAAGCCGGCGCAAACATCGACCCGAGCGCACTTGACAACATTTTTGTCTGAGCTTTCAAAGCAGCCTGCGCTCCTGCGAGGGTATTCGAATATTTCGCAGCATCCCCGGTCTGGAATGCCGTCTCCCGCATGATGCCCTGTGTCGTAGCTATGCGCTTTTCTGCGTCGGTCAGCGTTGCTGCAGTCTTGCCTATCGATGCCGCATATTCATCCCATATAACGGACAGGTTTTTTGTAACGCCGGCGTTGTCGACAAGAATGCTGTTTTCGTTTTTGATACCTTCGGCCGCGCTCTTGATGGCTTCGCCCATCGTCATACTGCCCTGACGGTTAAACGCTGCCGAGTCTTTTAAGTTGGTCAATATGGACTGTGTCTGCTCATCGGAATATCCTGCCGCCGCGAGGCTCTTATACGCAGTGTAAGCGTCCATCATCGGGATAAGACCGTCTTTGGTATACGATTTAAGCCACGCTTTCGCGGCGTTCAGGTCTTTTCCCTGCGCGGTCAATATGCTCGACAAGCCCATCTGCGCAGCTTCATTTTCCGCATATGCGTCCGTCAGCTTCTTGACTTCACTTACTACCTTCTGTATAGCCGCAACGGCAGCGGTCGTTTTTATGCCTGTAAAAAGCTTTCCGACACCCGCTCCCGTGCGCGTTGCCTGCTGTTCAAGCGACCCCAGCCTCTTGTTCGCCTTATCAATCTTGGCGTTAAAGTCCTTGGTGTTTGCTGTAATCAGCACTTGCAGTTCTTCAACTGTCATTTTTTCTCACCTGCCCTGTGCCTTGCGGCGTTTTTTGATTTGGCATAAGCGGACATCCGAGCTTTGATTACCATCCACCCGGTTTGCTGCATGCCGAAAGCTGACGGGAACGCCTTTTCAAGCGTAGGATATTTTTTCGGGTCGTTAAACGCGAAAGAATCGAGCTGTCCGAGATTCCATATCAGCTGTAATTGCCATTTGCGCCGCTCATTTTCTGCCTTTTGCCTTGCGGATATAAGGTCCTCAACCTCTCCGGCCGACATGCTCCAGAATTCGTCCGGGGTTATCCCGACCGCAAAAGCGCGAGGTTTGAGATCCGCGACCCACTCGGTCGCCGAGGAGAAGATTACTCTATCTCCTGCTCCTCCCGCTCCATGTCCGCTATCTGTTCCGGTGTAAAAAAACCGGACACCTTCATAATGCCGAGGAATGTGTCCGCTCTGTCCTCGAGGGTAAAGCCCTCGGCTTCAAGCGCATCGATGAGCTCATATGTCTTGGGGAGCGTCATATTCGCCTGGTATTTCTGCAGCGCGCCCCAGAGGGTCACTGCAAAGACCTTGGTGTATGCCAGCTTGTCAAGAGCTTCAAGCAGGCTGCAGCCTATACGGTCTTCCACTTCGATTTTTGTCGCCGTCGTAAGCTTGAGCTTGTACTCCTTCTCGCCGGCGGTCAATCTATAAAAAGGTGCATTACACGCAGTAAGCATAGTTGTTGTCTCCTTATTTTAAATTTTCGGCGGAGTTTCCCCCGCCGATGTGTTCTTTAGCCGCCGGACGAGGTATATTCCTCTATATCCGACGATGGAGTGATTTTTGCAGTAAAGGTCAGCGCCTCTGCGACGCCCTTTCCGGGCATCGAAAGTGACACTCTGCCTGTCCATGTGAAACCGGAACCGTCCGGGAACAGCAGAATAAAGGTCTTGTCTGCATCCTTAGCTCCCTTGAGGGTCGCCCAGTTCGTGCCGGTCTTCATACCCTCATAGCCGAAAGTAAACGCCATATCCCCGGGGTCGGAAAGCCCGGGCTTATACTTTCTCTGCGTGTCCTTCATCGTGGTCACGTCGATTTTGTCCGATTCGCCGAGCATATCGGGAAAATCAAGCAGACCGGGAACTTCAGCTGCCGCTTCTGCGCTCGCGCCCATTTTCAGAATCACGCCTATAGAAGTCTGATAATCTTCCATTTATACTTACCTCCTTATTAACTGCGGTAAAACCGCTTCGTGTTGTTGTCATAGACTCCGTTATAAAGAAGGACTGTGCGGTATAACACCGTACCGTCCTGCTGTTCGTCCTCAAGGTGGTTAGGACTGCCGCGAAGCAGACCGAGGCGGAGCATTGCATCGTCAACTTGTCTCTCGACCTCGTTTCTGCCCTCCGGCGTCGCCATCCACACCTGGATCTGCACGGCGATCCGGGAAAAATGATCCGGACGCGAAGAGGATGGCATTTTAACGGAGTTATCCATCTGCTTTATCAAACCGTGCCGTTCAAAACTCTGCGGATATTCCGCAGACCATTTCACACCCGGTACGGCGAGTGAAAGCACATCATAAGTCACCTGTTCGATATCAACCATTTTTCTGACCGCCTTTACGATTTATTTCCTGTTGTATCGCGCGCTTATAGCACTCGAGTATTGCTTCGCGATTGTTTATAAGCGCAGGATAAAGATACGGCTGCGCCTTTTGTCCGCTTATCATTCGCCAGCCGACAGCAGGGATTTTGCCGCGCCACTTGTCCGCCTTGTAATGGATCCCGCCCGGGAGCTCATAAGGATATGTGCCGTTACCTTTAGGACCCGTACCGAATTCCACATAGGCGGCGTATTCAACATTGGTCAATACGCTGCCGATATGCTTGCTACCCTCGCGCTTGTAGTCGGTATGCAGCGACGCGCGCAAATTGCCGTTATCTACTGGACACAACTCTTTTGCGCTGTTGTTGACTATTCGCGCCGCTTCGCGCGTACCGTTTGATATGGCGGTATCAGCGCCGCCGAGCTTTGCGAGCTTTTTTGCCAGCTCACCGAGACCCTTAACCTCAATGCTCATGGCTCACCGCCTTGCAAAGATACAGCGTGTGGCTGTCGTGCGGCTGGATCTCGGTGATTCGGTAATAAGCGCCACCGTATTTCACATAGTCGCCCTTCTCGACAGCGAGCGTATCGGATGTTGAAAAGGTGGCGTCTTTGTTGCACTGCAGCCCCCATTCCTGCGCCTGCATAGCGTCGGTAACGAGTCGGAAGTTGACAGTAAAAGAGCCCGCAGGCGTTTCTGCGGGCTTCACTGTTTCGCTGCCGAGCGTTCCCGTCTGTTTGACGGCTTTATAATGCTCGACTGTTTTGTCCTGGAATACGGCGCGCTGTGCGCGTCTGAAGGCGTCGGGGATCTTCACCAGAAAAGCCTCCTCCACTCGTTGAGCATCACCTTCTCGCTGTCGCTCAGTTCCGCCGTTGTGGCGAGGTCTGAGTCGCTGTGCTTAAAGCTCACGCTCTGGTCGCCGTCCGTTATGCTTGCAACGGTCTGCGCCGCATCGGTAGAACCCGGCTGCTGCGTGCGGTAACGCTGCGCGGCTATCTCTGCCACAAGCAGATCAAGGCCGGGGACAAGCTCACGCCGCTTAGTATATCGCAACACCTTTGACTCGACGCTGTCCAGCAGATACCGGGCAGCCGGCAGCGACATTTCCTTACCCAACATCACGCGCATCCGGGCTATGAGGTCGGCCTTGTTCTGCTCCGTCATATCAGCCCACCAGCCTTGCGGTCATGTCGCTGTCAAGGGTCTTGACACCGTACAGGATATCAAAGCTGACGCGGTCGGTCTTGTGCTTGATGTCGTAGTCATATACGACTCTGATAGCAAGACCGTTCCTGCTTGACGCAATAGCCGCATTATTCGCGCCCATAGGCAGCTCAAGCTGACGGGTAACGAGTGCAAGGCCGTTGCGGTGGAATGCAAGGGAATGAGTCGTTTTGACGAGATACACCGTGACCGCCTCGCCCGAGGCAATAGTGCGGTGGATAGGCTGATCTATCGCGACCTCAGCGACCGCGCCGCTTGCGGCAGTTGCATCGGCGGCAAATCTATAAAGATAGCCATCGAGTATAAAGCCGTCGCCCTTTTTAAAGGTGCCGGTCGCCGCAGTGACATCCGAGAGTGCGACCTTGGTCTCGCCTGCGGTGCAGGAGACTTTTGCGGCGGTCGCAGTGCCCGCAGTTGGCGCGAGGGTATCGGGGGCATTCTGTGACATATAGGTGTCAAGACCATAAATAGAGCCGAGCTCTGCTGAACGCAGGGCATCGGAGTTGCCCGCGTATGCGACCTTTGAGAGGTTCTCCGTGGTCAGATAGCGATACTTGTGCGTCGGGTTGACGAGCAGTCTGCGCTGCTGTATCGGCACGCCCTTGAGGTCAAACGCCTTGGCAATGTTGGCAATGTCCTTGAGGTCGGTCGCGTTCGCGGTGCCGCTCACGGTATTGCCGGCATTCGCGATGCCCTCAGCAATAATATCGCTGTCGATAGCCTGGGATATGGCCTGCACCGCAGGAGAGATGATCTGCTCAGAAAATGACTTGATGTCAAGGGTCATTTCCTTGGAAGTGACCGGAACGGTGACATCGCGGAAATGGTCAAGGGTCACCTTGACACTGCCCTCGTTCACGTTCTGATCTACGGTCTCGCCGACGAAGTTCTTCGCGGAAAACTTCGCGGGCTTGCGGATGGTGATGGTATCACCGACGTGCGCGAACTCCTTGGAATAGTCCTTATGGACAAGGTCGGCAGCAACGAGATTGTTCTCGAGCACCATAAGAGCCTCGTTCGCGACTATCTGAGGAGTCAGAAATTTGTTTGACATTTGTTAAATCCTCCGTTTTTACTGATTTTTGCGCCAATTTACATAATCGGCATAGTTTTCGGGGGCTTCGCCCGGTTCGGGGTCTCCGCCTCCGTGGTCGGGGTCTCCGCCCCTCTGTCTGGTTTCGACTTTGTCAAAGAGATAGGCGTCGCTTTCTCTGATTGCTTTAAGCTGATCGTCAAAGCCCTCGAGCTTGCCGTCTTTGTCGAGCTTCACGCTGCCGGGCGTTATCAAAGCTTTTATCGCTCTTGCGTTCTTGCCCTTGGCGGCTGTAATAGCGGCATCGATAGCGGAGTCAAGCTTCATGGCGGCGATATCGCTGTCATACTTAGCCTTAGCCTGCTTGTTCTCGTTCTGCAGCTGTGTAATCGTTGCCTGCAGCCCGGCGGTATCAACCTTTTTGAGCTCTTCAAGCTGACCGTCCCGCTCTGCTATCTGACCCTCAAGGTTCTTGACCTTGTCGGACTCGGCGCGAAAATCTGCTTTTGAAACAAAGTTCTTGCCGATATAGCTCGCTATCTTCTTGTCGATGTCCTCGGTGTGTGCGTCGCCTAAAATGTCTTTAAGCCAGTCCATGTCTGTCCTTTCCCGCGCTCCCTTTTTACTTGGCCAGTCCCAATATTGCGCGACACCATTTTGCTCCGGGTGGCGGATAAATTTGGATATAAAAACAACGCTTTGCATTTGACTGCAAAACGCTGTAATTATTATGTTGTGATATGACAAAACCGCCTCGCTTTCGCTTGGCGGCTTGTTATTTATTATTGATCCTCTTCGTCAAGAGTATCTTTTCCGAAAGCTTTTATATAGCTCTCGGTGAGGTCTTTTATGATAATCGGGGCTTCTTCCTCGTCCAGTATTCCGTCGAGGCGACCTTTGAGCAAATCCTCATAGTAGAGATAGAGCTCATCGCTCATGGCTTCGCTGAGATCGTTGTTGTCCACTTCCCACTTTATCAGCGGAAGTACCGCGTTAAGGCGCTCAGCTTCTTCGAGGATATCCTGATCGAATTCTGTAAGATATGAGTTTTCGAGCAAATCCCCCGTTTTCGGCTGTATACCCGTGCTTAAACGGCTTTCAAGAAAATTTTTTGCCCACTGATAATCAAGGTCATACTTCATCTTTTTCTCATCCTTTCTTTCCAAACATTTCCTTCAACCTTTTTGTTTGAGATAACATTTACCTCAACATCCGGGTATAGTTCTTTAAATTGCTGCATTACCCCTTTACAGCTATCGCACATTCCGCGTTCGGAAAGCATACATATCTTTTTAAAAGGGCTCGCTTCATACAAATCGGCGAAGAACTCGAAGAGCTTTGCTTCAGTATCATTGTAGGTTTCTTTTCTTATTGTTCCGTCCATTTTGGGAACATCTATATATTTAAAGCGGCGAGCTTCTTTAAGTAAAACTAATTTTCCGGTTCCTTTATATCCTCTGCTATCTTCCACTTTGGATATAGCGCTATGCGCATAATACATATTGTCAAAATCATCATCGATATATGCACCGGCAATGTTTCCGCTTCTTTTAAATCCGCTTGTAAATTTCAGTCGCTTCTCATAAATAACCTTTTTATCAAACCGCAAGATTTCATCAGTAGAGAAATTGCCTGAATCTATCTTGTATTGATTCACAAAGCGGTATTGCCTTTTAAGCGTCTTCCACTTTTCAGGATCATTATACTTTATTTTTAAGAATTCATCAAGAGAATCCGGCACATTTTCTTTTAAGACTGCCGAATACCGCTCGAACTGGTCTCTGTTGTAGGAGGACACTTGTGTCAAAGTCTTGGGCGGGTAATATTTAAGCTTCCCGGTAAGAGGATTTATATTATCCGCAAGCCACTCCTCATATGTCGTTTCTGCCGGAATAAGCACCGTTTTCCCGGTCTCGGGATCCAATGCCCGGCGTTTGAGTTCAGCTCGGTTTTGTCCCTCTATGACTGCCGTCGTAGTACAACGGTCATTCGGATGGAGCGGCGGATAGTTTATGCCCTTTTTCGTTTTGGAGACCGGAAAAGTCTTGCCGTCTAAAGCGCCGCAGACATCGCAGGTGCGCCCGTCAAGGGTGGCGAGAAATCTGTATTCCGTTATGCCTTCCTCTTCGTATGCCGCTTTTTCAGCGGCGTTGTGCACACGGTTCGTCTCGGTGCGTATCAGCCGCATCGAGCTGTACATTCCGGACTGCATAGCGTCGGCGAGCTGGCGCGCCATTACCTGCGGACCCGCTCCCGTCATAATTTCACGCGCCACAATACCGTATGCGCTGTTGGCAAGCGCGGATGTGTTCTGCCAGATACGGTCGGAAAAATTCGCGCCTTTCCATCGGTCATTTACTATGGTGTTTACGGCACCTTTCGACAGGGCTGAGAACTCAAAGCCTAATCCCGTGCCGATCTGCGTGTCATATATGCTGCGATAGTATGTATCCCCGCTCACGTCTTCAAGCAGCCGCTTGAGTTCCCGCTTCTCCCGGTCAGCAAGCAATGCCGTTTCCGTCTCGATATTGGCTTTCAAAGCCTCAAGGCGGTTTATCCTCGCGGCGTATGCCGGCGCATTGAGACGAGCAAGTGCTTTTCTCTTTATGACCGGGTCTTTTATGTTATTGAGCTCTTTGCGCAGTGCTTCCAATTCCGCTTCTGCTTCTTTGGTATTCAACATCCGACGAGCTTCTTCCGGCGTCAATTCACTGTTTGCCGCATAACGCGAAAATATCCGGTTTATGCGGGCGTCGAGGTCTTTCTGCGCCTTGGCGTATAACTTGACGGTTTTTGTCTTTATAACCCGTGTCGAGGCACGTCGGGCATATTCCTCGCGCTGCAGTGCCCGCTCCTCCCAATAGAGATCAGAGCGCATTATTCATCATCCTTTTCGGAATCGTCCTTGTCGTCATCGTCGCCGATAAACATCTTTGCGTTTTCCTCGCGCTGCTTCTGCAGCTCTTCATACGCCTGCGCGACATCATCAACAAACGGGTGCTTTGCTAAAAGCATCTTATCGGGCACAAGCCCCTGCGACTTCTGGATTATATCCACCGTCTCCGCGTCATTGACTATCATCGACTTGTGGACATCGTATTTGATAAGCGTATAGTCATAGTCGGTACCGTTCTTCAGGTTGATATCCTGCGTAATAAACCATGACAGCTCTTTCAGCATGACCTTTAACTTCGAGACAAGCGGGTCAGCCTTGAGGTCAAGCAGGGTGTAGCGGAATTTCAGACTGACGCCTGACGGCGCGCTGCCGAGCTTTTCATCGTTCATATCAATACCGCGCCCTATATGGTATATGTCCCGGCGCAGCATATCGAGCCAGGCGAGGCGCTCGGTGACATTCAGCGTGACCTGCTCCGCGCTTATCTTGCCGGACGGATCGCTTATTGACACTGCCTTGTTTATCTGCAGCTTCTGCTGTATCGCTTTTGCAGTCTCTCCGCCGTATCCCTGTATCATCCAGTAGAGCTCGACGAGATCTATCTGATTATTCGTCGACGCAGAAGATATCAGGTTATATGCATCAAGTAGTCCTTTGATGCGCGAAAGGTCGGTCTGATGCGCAGAGTTGTTATAAAGCGGCACAAACGGAATTCTTCCCCACGACTTCGCCTCAACCGAAACGCGCTCGTCGTTGATTATCTGCTCGTTATACCAATGCGGGCTGTTGCTTTCGAGCACGAACTCTCCGGCATCGTTTTCGACATAGCGCTTTACCCCTGTCGCAGTCCACCACTCTACCCGCTCCCGCTCCGTCTCTGTGCCGTTTTGCACGACGGTTATTTTATAATGGCGGAAAAAGTCGGTAATCACCTGCTGATAGCTCATGTCGCGGCAGGCAATACATTCTGTCGTCGGGATAACAACAAAACAAAGCTTGCCGGCTGCCGAGTAATAGACATGCAGCCATCCGACGATACAATTCGACGCATTTGTCGCGAGGTCGGGGAGCATGTCCACAAAAGCCTCGTCTGAGGTCACTGCGGTTACAGCGTCCTCAAAAGCTTTCAGACTTTCATCTGCACCGCCCGCTCCGTCATTTGCGCCCTCAACAGAGACGGAAAGCGGCTTGCCGAGGATGTACGCGACCTTCTGGTCGACCATCAGCGCATGGAAATTATGCACATTGTGGTGATTCGAATTGTTTTCGTTGATTATCTTAACACCGCCGCGCTTTATGCCCGCCGGGCTGTTTTCGTCTTCTTCGTAGACGACCGTCTCGCGAAAATCTTTCTGCAGAATGTCCTGCATACCGCGATAATATTGGAGTCCCTCGCATGCCGCCAGATACTCCGGGTCTTCCCGCGCATTTTTAAGCACGGTTTTGATAATCTCATCGTCCGTAGCCGTATGGTGATACGCGAGCTTTTCTCTTATCAAGTCCATATTGTTAATCATTAAGTTACCCTCACATTCTGCTGGTCGTTCTCTGTGGCGTAGCGCGTGGCGTCAATCGTGTGGTTGTCTCTATCGGGATAGTTCGCCTTATAATTGCCGTCCTTATCCCGTTCGAGCTCATACGATGAAAATTCCCGCGCCGCGTTTGGACAGCGGGCGGGATCTATTATTATTTCGTCGAGGTCGCGCAGCCATTCTATGCCGTGCTTCACGCTGTCCGGACCCTTGCGTGCGCCTCTGACTCTCAGACCGTATTCATACATATCCGCTATAGACTTCGGTTCGGCGGAGTCTGCGATAATTTCGCCGGCAACTCCACGAGATTTTATACGGTCGGCGGCAAGTCTGTTGCTCATGCCCGCCGCGTATATCTCGTCGTATATGTACAGCCGCCTGCGCGGCTTGTCATAGTTGCACGATATAAAAACAAACGGGTCAACCGCATAGCCCCAGTCTATGCCGCGCCTGATACGGTCAAACCGCGCAATCTCTTCATTGCTGATGGGTCGGATACTGATGTTCCGGAATACCTCGCCGCCCGTGCCGGTGACTTCCCCGAGGAACTCGTGCCTATATCGTTCCGGCGAGTGCTGTTTCAGGTGCTCCGCCTCCAACAGCAGCGGTGCGCCTATCCAGTCCTGCGGCACAGTCAAATATGTGCTGTGATGTACCAGGCGGTCGGCGCGCTCTACGCGCACCTCATCATTCACCCACGCCCGTAGCGACTCAGGGGGATTGTACGAATAAAAAACATCGAATTTACTGCCGCCGCGCATGACCGACTGCAGCACATTATCGGTTTCCCGCATCCCGGAAAACTGATTCCATTCCTCGAACCAGATATAACGAAAATAGCCGAACGGGATTTTTATGGACTTGACTTTCATCGGATCGTCAAGACCTCGAAACATAATCGTTTGCCCGCTCGGCAGATATGTGATTTTCATCGGACTGACCGTCGCTTTAAAATACTGCGACACGCCCAGTTTATCAATAGCCCACAGCATTTGTGCAAAAACGCTGTCCCGCAGCGTGTCTGCAATTTTGCGGAACACGATCGCGTGCGCGTCAGGGTTTTTAATGATGCCGCAGACAATTTCAAGCGATATATAGCTGCTCTTCGTGCTTCCGCGCCCGCCTTTAAGCACATAGTGCGTATGCTGCCCAGCACACACATCGCGATGCACCTCATAAAACGACGGCGCGATTATGTCAGTAAGCCTGACGGCCATGTTAGCCGCCCCCTATATCGTCGATAATCTGCGGCGCGTTGACGGAGACTTCAATTCCATCCTTAAACAGGCTGAACCGCTTGCCAAGCAGCTCCGCAGCCTTCAGGCGCTCTTTTTCGTCCGGCGGCTTATCCAGCACCTTTGCCGCACTGCAGCCGTCGCCTTGACCTTCCACAACCACGACGCTCGCCGTGCTGTCTCCGCGCATCACGGCGGTGAGGTACTCCATGATCTCCTGCGCGTCGGCTATCTTTTTCGAGCTCAGCTCATCGAGTTTTGCTTCGATGTAGGCTTTAACATTAGCATTTGTTAGCAGCCTTGACGCATTGGCTCTCGCAGCATCATCCGATTTTATCCGTGGATAAGCAGCCTTGTATGCTCTTGTCGCGTTGCAGTCGATGATATACTCATCTGCAAACCGCCTTTGCTTGTCGGTCATGGGTTCACCTCCGTTCTTATCTTAAGATATAAAAAAGCAGCCCCATTAAAGGACTGCTAAAAAATATTCAGGCTCTTATTAAAACAACGCTCGAAATGATATCATGTCTTTTCGTCTTTTGCAAGAAGAAAAATAATTTTTATTTGATGAATATTTGATGAATGACAAAAAGTACAATAAAAATGGCCAAGACCCTCCATATTTTGGTATATCCTTCACCTAAAAATCTGTTGCGACGCAAACGGCTTTGCGGTATAATAAACACACAGCATAAGGAGGCCACACAGCATAAGGAGGTAATATTCAATGAAAGAGAAGGCTTCATTTAAAATCATTAACGAAATTCATGCTGAAAGAAACTCTCATGTGACAGTAAATCTCTTCGTGCCACCGAAAGAAGAACGAGTCCCCCATAAAGGGCCGCCGGACAAATCGCTTCAAACGAGACTGAAACCCATCTACCTGGTCAGTGCATGGGCTTTCATCCTTATCGCGGCGGCTCTCTATATGGCGCAGCAATCTGGCGATGGATATCTCCTCGTGTCGCTCGCAAAAGTGATACTCGAGTTTATGCATAATGTTTTTTTAGAATAATTAGCAACCATCGCACCATGTGCACTCTGATATTATAACACTTAAGCACTGAATGGTCAACCGTTTCGCACAAAAAGCGTGAGGCGGTTGACCATTCTCGCCTTTCTACACACGCCTGCCCCACGACACGATGAGTAAATCGGTAACCTTCTTCGACATAAAGCATAGCATATATATATTCAACAAAATCCTCAAAATTCTCAATTTTGCCGAATGTAACGATAACATATATTGCTGCAGTTTTTTGCGGTGTTATATCCTCCAATCTTTGCCGCCACATCTTCCCATGTCAGTCCCTCGATAAAGCGCAGCGTGAATATCTGCCGGGTCAGGCTGTCGGGAATATCCGATATGTAGCGCTCAAGTCGGCTACGCTCATATATGCGTTGCTCGATTTTAGCCTGGATTATAGCTTCGAGATCCGTTATCTCCGCTATGCAGCGTTCAAACGCAGGCTCAGGGTTCGGGCTATGCGGCATACCATCGTAGTTTGGCGACCTCGGACAGAGCAAATTTGCCCGCAGTTCCGCAAGCCTCTCACGGTCAAGCTCTATCTCCTTGTCAAGGTAGTACAGCTGCGACAACTCTTTAAGCGTCATTTAACAGCCTCCTCTCGGGTTTTGTCGTGCTTTTCAATCTCCGGCTTCAGACAATGCCAAAACGGGCACAGAGGCTTTTCTCCGCCGGTCTGGACGAGAAACACACAATGCTCATCCGGACACATCTCAGGCACTGCCATCACTCGCTTTCAAAAATCCCATTTCAATGAGTTCCCGGCCGCATCTCGGACAGTCGTGCCGGCTATCATCTCCTGCCTCAAATATCTTGCAGCAGTAATAACATCTCAGGCAGCGTGTGTCCCGGTCGCTTGTCTGCTCCCGTATGTAGCGCCTGTTGGTCTCTTCCTGGGTTATTTGTTTCAGCATGGCAGATCCTCGATTCTCACATAAATTCCCGGCACGGCAGCCCAAAACTTTTCGCTGATCTCCGATGCGACCTGCGCATCGTCCTTCCAAAAGTGCAGGCGGGTCATGCAGTCTTTCAAGGCTTTCTCGAGATTGTCCGTATCGGGCTTCGAGGTTTTCCATTCCCCGTCTCTGTGCTTAGTCCCTGTATTGCTGAAGCACCATTTGACCATCAGCCTGACCGCGCCCGAATACGGTTCCTGCGGAATGTGTTCTGCCAGGTGTGCCGTCAGCTTCCCCTTTGCCGCTTTCAGCTCGGTTGAATCGTACATTATCGGCTTACCGTTTTTGACGGTTATCTTTTTGTCATGATGCGTTACCGTGGGCGGATGCATCGGCATAAAAAATTCAGTTGTCATTTTCGTTTCCTTTCTTTTTTGTTTTTAAAAATCGCCCTTGTCAGGGAAGGGAGAAGTTGTGTGCGGCGGCAGCTTCAAGCCGCCACACTTCTTTCCCCTGACCTTGAGGGAAGGGAAATTCCCCACTTATATATGAAATATATAAGTGCTTTTTCCCTCCGAGAGAAAATCTCGGTATTAGACCGACTTTTTCCCTCCGAGAGAAAATCCCGGTGTCAGACCGACATTTTCCCTCTAAAGGGAAGGGAAAAAAGACCGACTTTTTCCCTCTACTTTCTTCCGACTTTTCCGTCATCAATCCAAAATCCACCGTGTTCATTCAGCCAGCATCTGCCGGTATTAAGTGTCACGCCA